AAGATAACTAACCAAGTGTCTGGAAGTAATCCAACAGTTCAAGCTGAAGGAACCGATACAAATATTAACTTAAAACTAAACGGGCAAGGAAAAGGTTCTGTAGAAGTAGCTAAACTTGCTTATACTTCTGCCACAGAAACGGCAGATGGAGCGGTAGATTCTGCAGCCTCTCTTATTATTTGTAATAAGTCTGGTTCGCTTGCCTTAGCTTTAGGCCCAGGAACTACTGCAGGAGAATTTAAAATTTTTACAAACATTGGAACAGGTACCGCAACAGTTACTCCGCATCCTTTTGCTCAAGGTACCTCTTTTGATGTAACACAGAATAATGCAACACAGTGTATATGGAATGGAACCAGCTGGTTTATGCTAGCAGGTGCGGATTCAGCCGGCACTGGTGTAACAATTACGTAGAGATAAAAAATGACAGCAATTATTACAGATCCTCTAAAAAGACAATTAACTCAAACTATTTTTAATGAGGTTACAGCTCAAACTGCTAGATACTACATCGGAATTGGTAGGTCGGAAGCGTGGGACAGTGCGGAGACTGTTCCAACTCCAATAGATAATCCAAGATCTATTAGAAATGCTCGAGCATCTATGCAGTCTATAAAAACAGCAGGAGACGTTACATTTACTATTCCTAGATATAACTGGTCTTCAGGCGCAATATATAATGGTTATGACGATAATCTTACAGAGATTCCAGCTACAAATCAATATTACGTTCTTACAGAAGATAACCAAGTTTATATAGTACTTCAAGGTGGTAAAGATGCTAATGGTAATTCTACTGCTTCTACTGTAAAACCAACTGGAACTTCTGTAAAACCATTTAAAACTGCAGATGGTTATGTATGGAAATTTCTATTTGCTCTTAGCGCAACAAGAGCAAGTAAGTTTTTATCAGCAAACTTTGTACCAGTAGAAAAAATATTAGATTCTGCCGGTGGTGCAGGATTAAGTTCTTTAGAGGCACAACAGGCATCTGTTCAAGATGCTGCGTCAGCTGGTCAGATTATTGGAGTCAGCGTAACTGCAGGAGGAAGTGGCTATACTTCACCTCCAACTGTAACAATTGACGGAGATGGAAAAGCCGCAGCTGCCACAGCAACTGTTTCTGGTGGAGCAGTGGTAAAAATTGAATTAGACTCAAGCGCAGACAGTGCTATAACCATGGGACACGGATATAATTTTGCTAGCGTGTCTATAACTGGCGGCGGTGGTGCTGGTGCAGTAGCACGAGCAATCATTGGACCAGATAGCGGGATGGGCGCTGACTGTAGAAACGAACTTAAAGCTACTTCTCTTATGTTTAATACAAAACCAGCAGGAACAGAAACAGGAGATTTTGTAGTAGGTAATGATTTTAGACAAATCGTACTTATGAGAAATCCAAGAAAAGGAACTGTAGATTCTGACTTTACGGCAGCTACTGGTAGAGTATTAAAGTTTTTACAAGTAACGAGTAACACAGACGCTGCAAACTTTACTGTTGACACTGAAATAACAGGTGGTTCAACTGGAGCTAAAGCTTATGTTGATGATATAGACAGTGATAAAGTATACTATCACCAATCAGAAGAGACTGGATTTAAACCTTTTCAAGAAGGCGAAGCTATATCTGGTGGTGGTAACTCGGCAAACTTAGTAGCAGTTGGTGTAGATGCAGACAGTGATGCATTTACAAGAGATGATGTCTTAAATACTAGTGGAGAGATATTATATATAGAAAATAGAGCACCAGTAGTACGAGCGTCTAATCAAACAGAAGATATAAAAATTGTAGTAACACTATAAGGCGAAAATAATGGCGACAAATCTTACTAATACAACCTTTGCTACTACCTATAAAGATGATTTTGCGGACAGTGATAACTTTCACAGAATACTTTTTAATTCAGGTAGAGCACTTCAGGCAAGAGAACTAACTCAAAGCCAAACTATCATGCAAAGAGAGATGCAGAGGTTTGGTGATAATATATTTAAAGAAGGAGCAGTTGTTCGACCGGGTGGTGCTAATATTAATCAAAAGTTTGAGTTTGTAAAACTCGATACTACAATAAATACACTTCCAGCAGATACTAGTACGCTAGTTGGCACTTCATTTACAGGTCAAACTTCTGGAGTAATTGCAAAAGTTCTTGAAGTAGTCGCAGCTTCAGGTAGTGATCCAGCAACGTTATATGTCCAATACACTAATACAAGTTCAGCTCTTGCTGGAACTTCTACTATTAGAATGACTAACGGTGAAGATATTAATAATGGTAGTGATACACTTACAGTTCAAACTACTAATACTACTGCTAATCCAGCTACAGGTGTCGGTACGCAAGTAACTCTACTGTCTGGAGTTTACTATGCCAGAGGCCATTTTGTATTTACTCAAGATCAATCTAAAATTATATCAAAATATACAGATACTCCAGACGCAAACGTTGGATTTAAAGTTGTAGAAGAAATTATAACCGCTGCAGATAATACGGCTTTGTATGATAATCAAGGTAGTGTTCCAAACTTAGCTGCACCGGGAGCCGACAGATACAGAATCAGATTAACTATAGCTCTTGACACAGAAGTAGATTCGGATGAAAATTTTGTAACCGTTGCCGTAGTTAAAAAAGGCGTGATATATAATGCGATTAATGCTAATGATGCGTATAACGTGCCGAACGAAGTTGTAGCTAAAAGAATATTTGAAAACTCTGGAGACTATTTTGTAAAACCTTTTACAACTAGATTCGATTTAGACTCAGACAATACTAAACTTCAGCTAGTCGTAAGTGCTGGTACTGCAGTGGTCGATGGATTCAGAGCTTCTAGAACGTTCCCAACCACGTTAAGAATTAATAGATCAACTCAAACTACCACGATCAATAACGAAGTAGTTGCAGCTGATTATGGTAACTTCGTAATAGTCAATCCTAACGTAGATTCTGATACTCAAGGCGTTCCTAATATAAACGTATTTCAAAAGCTTACACTAAAAAATGATTCAGATTTTCAAGGGACAACGATAGGTACGGCCAGAGTTAAAGCCATCGACGAAGACGGTATTAACTTAAAATATAATTTGTTCGACGTAAAGATGAACGCTGGTCAAGCTTTTAGAAACGTAAAAAGTATTGGAACAAGTATAACTGATTACTTTAATCCTATATTAGAAAATAATAAAGCAGTAATCAAAGAAACTTCTAATAGTAGCAGTTTGTTTCTTCTACCTAGACCAAGACCGAAAGCGCTTACAGACATATCTTTAACTGTACAAGAAAGATTTGTCGCAGCCACTGATGGTGTTGGCACAGCCTCTATTTCGTTATCCGGAACCGGAGAAACTTTTGCAAATACCGACGATTGGATCATTGGTTCTGATAGTAATATCATATCACCAAGTACACTATTTGACAATCCATCGATTGGTGGTGTTGGTACTCAATCGTCAACAATAACCGGACTACCGGCAAATAAAACTTTAGAAATTCTTGCTTATGTTAATAAAGCTAATGCTTCAGTTAAAACAAAAACTCTTAGCACTAGATCTATTAGTGTAGGTATTCAAACAGATGCTATCACAGGTAAACAGTTCTTGCCGTTAAATAGAGCTGATATATTTTCAGTTAACGAAGTTCTTAAAGATGGTGATAGTAATATTAGTTACATAGACAGATTTACTCTTGATAATGGTCAAAGAGATAATCACTATGACTTAGGAAGACTCGTACTTAAGGGTGGTCAATCTGCTCCGGCCGGCAGTGTGTTTATTAACTATCAACACTTCGAACACGGAGTGTCTGGAGACTTTTTTGCGATTAATTCTTACACCGGTCAAGTTAATTATGATCAGATTCCAAAGCACAGACTTTCTGATGGTAGAACTATTCCATTGAGAGATGTTTTAGACTTCAGACCAGTCATGGATTCTGATGGAGAATTCGCAGGTGGAATTGCAAGAGCTATCAAGCAACCTAGGACTAACACTTTAATTCAGGCTGACATAGAATACTTCTTAGCCACAGCAGGTAAACTTGTAATTGATAGGAATGGTATCATAAGATTTATAAGAGGTAATCCAGCATTTTCACCTGTAACTCCGGACAAGCCAGATGGAACTCTAGGTTTATATGATATTAAACTTAACGCCAATACCGGAAACGATTCGGACGTGGCTGTAAGAAAGATAGAGCACAAAAGATTTACTATGAAAGATATTGGATTCTTGGAAAAAAGAATCGATAAATTAGAAGAAGTAACCTCACTTAGCGCTCTTGAATTAGATACAAAACATTTTCAAGTTCTAGATTCTGCTGGAAATGATAGAACAAAAGGTGGATTCTTTATCGATAACTTTACAACGCACTCTCTTTCAGCTATCGATCCTATTGAATATAGAGCGGCATTAGATCCTGTTGAGCATTGTATAAGACCTACATTTACAGAAGAAAATATTAGACTTATATATGACTCAGCTCAATCTACAGGCGTTAGAAAGATTGGTGATAACATTTACTTAGAGCATGAAGAAATAGAATACATAAATCAAGATTTAGCGAGTAAAGCTATCCAAATTAATCCTTTCTCAGTAGTAGTATATGAAGGAACCACTACACTTTCTCCTGCTTCAGACGAATGGAGAGACGTTAATAGACTAGCTGATAAGACCGTCCCAGGTGGAACTAGACTTTCGACTACTCAAGCTTACAATTGGAATAACTGGTCATGGAACTGGGGTGGTATAGCTACAGAAAATCTTAAAGTTGGTTCTTCAACAGGAGCCATAGCAGGTACAGTAAACAGAGTTGTCAGTGAAGAAACAGTACTTGAACTTGTAGAAGATAGAGTTACTCAAACAGCACTGTTACCGTTTATGAGATCAAGAAAAGTCTTCTTTAAAGTTCAAGGGATGAGACCAAATACTCGAGTGTTCCCTTTCTTTGATGGTACACTCATATCTGATTTTACAAGATCAGAAGCTTTTCAGTTTTACTCAGATGCTACAGAAGATTTTGGTAATACTTTAAAAGGAGCAACTACTCATCCTGATGGATCTTCAACTCTTACCACCAATGGTGATGGCGAAGTAACAGGTTCATTTATCGTGCCGAATAACGATAATATCAAGTTCAGAGTAGGACAAGTAGAATTTAAGATAATGGATATCAGCGCCAACAACGAAGGAGATGCTGCAGCGATAGCAAAAGCTCCATACTCTGCAAAAGGATTTTTAGATACTAAAGAAGCAACTTATCAATCTACTCGAGTACTTAACGTTCAAGGCGTAAGAATAAGAGATAACGCTAGGTATCAAGTTGATGACGGTGGAGACAATAACCATGGCAAAGGTACTGTAATAAGCGATGCTAACTTAGTGGTTGGTACTACTAATACATGGTCAAGCGATCCTAATGCTAATACTTATGGAAACTGGGCTAATGAATTTGCGGGTCTAGGTTCAGATCCATTGGATCCTTTTGGAGGTGCTGGGGCGGCTGTAGAAACTGATAACAGCTCGCCTGATGATGGTACGCATTGTTGTACAGCCGCTGAAAAGCGAGGAGATATGTCATTTACTGAAGTCAAAAAGTTAAGAGCTTGGCATAGAAAACAGTCTGTCATCTGGCAAGAAGGTTATGATATTTGGGGTAAGATAATAGCTGATAACTTAGTAGCAAAGTCACAATGGCAATCTGATAGAGTTAGAGATTTTTATAACAATAAGATCAATGGTAAGTACTCTATAGGAGCGCTTTACGCAGACATTGTTATTACTCCAATGTCGATGTTAATAGGAACATATCAGGTGATGAAGAAAAAATTTGAATTAAAGGATATAAGAAAATGGCAGTAACCTCTCTAGGCTATCAAGTCAATAAGCAACCAATTGCGCAATCGTTTTACGTAGATGAACCACTTGGAGTCTACTGTACGAAAGTAGATTTATTCTTCGCTCAAAAAGATGCGGCTCTTCCTGTACAAATTCAAATAAGACCAATGGTTAATGGCTTTCCTTCCGGAAGTGATATTATTCCTGGGTCTACTGTAGTTTTACCATCTGGCTCAGTTAACGTCGATACGATTGGTCCAGAGCTTACACCTACTACTTTTACTTTTCAAGAGCCAATATTTTTAAAAGGCACACAAGATTATGCTTTAGTTGTAATTGCTGATTCTAAAGATTATCAAATTTATATAGCTGAGATTAATGAATTTACTTTTGGTTCTACTGAAAGAAGAGTAAACAAACAACCAACATTAGGAAGTCTGTTCTACTCTCAAAATGGAGTTACATTTACTCCTTCACAAAACCAAGATCTTTCTTTTAAACTATATCAAGCTAAATTTACCAGAACTACTGGTAATATCGTACTTCATAATGCTTCGGTACCTAAGAAAAAACTAGTAAAAAATCCAGTCACTGTGACTTCAGGTAGTCAAGAAGTGAGAATAAGACATATTGGTCATGGCCTTGTAGTTGGAAATAAAGTAACTATTACTGGCGTAGATTCAGCTGGTGTTGGTGGCATATCAAAATCAAGTATTGAAGGCGCCAGAAGACCAATTACTAAAGTTGACTTTAGTGGTTACACGTTTAACGCAGATTCTGCTGCAGACTCAGATGCTATCGGAGGTGGTTCAGATATTTTAATTACAAAGAACATACCTTTCAGCATTTTATATCCACACGCTGCGGTATTGCAACCTAGAGGAACTCATGTTGCAGCTGGTGTTAAAACATCTACCGGTAGATCTTTTGCTGGATCGGAAACTGCTTTTCAAAAATTATCTGATTTTGAACCTATTAAACTTAATCAAAATAATCAGGCAGATAAAGTTTATGTCGTAGGTCATGATAGTGCTGAAGCCGAAGAGCTAGGCGCAGGTAATAAGTCTATGGACGTAAAAATTAACATAGCCACTGAAGATTCTAACGTTGCTCCTATGATCGACATGCAAAGAATGTCAATGTCATTGATTGATAATATTATCGATAAGCAAGATTCATCAGCAACTAGTGGATTTAACGTGCCAATTTCTTTTGTCAATGAAACTTCGGCCACTGGTGGTACTTCGGCGGCAAAACACTTAACTAAAATCGTTACACTAGCAGAAGAAGCAGTTGGACTAAAAATAATAGCCAGTGCCAATAAACCAAATGGAACAGACTTTCAGCTTTTCTTTAGAACAGCAACTTCTGATGAAATCATAACTGACAATGACTTTACTTTACTTGCACCAGAAGCTAATATACCTACAGACGATAACCCAGGAAGATATAGAGAACATAGATTCTTGGCTGGAGGACAAAACGGTGCGTTACCTGGGTTTAGTAAGTTTCAGATCAAGATCGTCATGAGAAGTACTAACGCGGCCAAAGTGCCAAGGATTAAAGATTTAAGAATTATAGCATTGAGCGTATAATTATGGCAAAAATTAAAGTTGAGAACCACCCTGGTTATGTTCGTGATACTCTTACAGGTGCTATTTTGAATACTAATGTAGAAGAAATTAGAGCGGCTAAAGCTAGAAAAGCTGCGAAAGAAAAAGAAAAAGAAGATATAAATAACTTAAAGAATGAAGTAAGTGATATAAAGCTTATGCTAAATACAATTATAGAGAAATTAGATGGCAGCAAGAACAACAGTTAATCTTACCGATCCAGTATCAACCTGGGTTACTAAGACAAATACCATATCCACTGACATAGGTGACAGAACGCAGTTCGATGCGCAGATTGTAGCAGGTAACGCCGATTCTAACTTAGTCGCAGCTATTAACTTTTCAATCAACAATGCTGGAACCGACTCGGCGACTGTAATAATTCTTACGAGATCGAGTATATCTGCTATAGACTCTGGTGGTGATGGAGCTCTATCATACGACTCAGCAACTGGAGTTATAACATATAGGGGACCATCTTCAGCTGAAGTTAGAGCGCACTTTCAAAAAGATAGTGCTAATGGAATTGCATTTGATTCATCAACTGGTAGATTCTCTATAGCACCTAACACTATTACCAGTGCAGACTTTAATAACGCAACAACGCTAACTATTAAAGATGTAAATGGTACGACAGTAAAGACGATGTTTTCACCGGGTAGTTAAAAATGGCAGGACCACTTAAAATCACAGCAGATAATAATTTACAAGAAATGACTTCTGGAGAACAGGATTACATAGAACATGTTCTACTAGGAGACTTCGCTTCGGCAGATACTGGAGTTGGAACAGTTTCGGTTAACCCTGGAAGCACCACAGGACTTACTCTTATTGGAACTTTTACAGACACTAGAAGAACAGAAGCTGTAGGAACACATCCGGCAGCTGGAACTACAACCACTGTTAACACTTATAATTTTTATCAAGATCGTCAAACAGCTTCTGAAAGTATCTCAAATAGACCAGTTGAGTATGACGGATCTTCTATATCAGAACAAACTGACGCAACTATAGATCCTCTTTGGATTGACAGTACACAAGACAATTTAGTAGGAGCTGGACTAGGATCTTATGTTTTACAACCAAGCGCTCCTTCAGGAGGAACGTGGACAGAAAAAGGAACTCTTACCAATACTATAATAGGTGGATCTAGTAATACTACTAAATTGTGGAGAAAAACAGTTGCAACTAGTGTTCCTACAACAGTAAGACCTCTTAAGTTAGCTTCTTCAAATGTCATTCAAGAGATGACAGATACAGAAATAAAACAATTCACTCCAAGGTTAAGAAATAAAATTAAAGATGGAATAGGTCAGTATCAATTAGCCACTTCTGCTCCAGGGAGTGGTGGTACATGGGCTGCCGCTGGATCAGCTTTTAGCGATACTAGAAGGCAAGTGACGAATCAAAGTTATTCTGGTAGTTATACTGGTACTTACTCTCAAAACTTTGCTGGAAGTTACACTGGTTATTACGCAAGATACCAAGCATATACCGGTTCTTACTTAGGTAACTTTGCTGGAACTTACACTGGTTATTATACTGGTTATTTCTCTGGAACTTATACGGGTTCTTATACTGGAGCAACAGTACAAAGTGCTACAGAAAACGCGTCTACTCTAACGCTTTGGGTAAGAACAGCTTAAATATATAATATTGTTAGATTATTAGGAGATATGAATGGACTACACTCAACTTCCTCGCACGATTAAACTTCCATATTGGACTACACCTGATAAAGATCAAGTAGTGTGCCAGTTTCACTATGAAGGTGGACCTATCAGTACTGTCTCTGTTTCAGATACTGAAGAAGGTAATCCAGACTGGCATGAAATTATGGAAAAATTTACTATTGAAGAGATTGATAAGAATACTGAAGAACTCTTAGCAATAGAAAGAGAAAAAGAAAGAAAACAAAAAGAGCTTGCAGAAGATCAAGCTGCTCAAATGAAGTCAGATGTTCTTTACGAAGCAAAACTTGAAGCTTTTGAAATTCCAGAAATTAAAAATTCAAAGAATAGAAAATTAAAATCTTTGATACGTAAATCTAAAACTCTTGGAGAAATTCAAGCTTACACCGCCGTATTAGTTATGAAAGAGATGGAAAAGAGTGATGGAAAGTAATGGCTTTCTTTACGTAGCATCTCTTAATCCTATCTTCATATCAGCAGCCAGATATTCAGCAATAAGCTTAAAAGATCATTGGCCAGAAGCACACATCACTCTTTTTACTCATGAAGATTGGATAGAAGAAGATGATAAAAAAATATTTGATAGAATATGTACAGGCACTCCTAGACACGTACGAGCAAAGTTATGGGCTTTAGATAAGACACCTTATGAATTAACATGTTATATAGATTGCGATACGCAAGTTCATAATGAAGATATTAAACATATATTTGAACAGCACGATCCTGAAGCCAATATCAGCATGAGCCGCGCGCGAGCGTACGCGGCGTCTATTGATCCTAAATTTCCGGGTGGAGAATTGATAGATCATTGTGGATTATTTTTATATGATAATAAACCAAAGACTTTAAATTT